AGTGATAGCATCGGTCGCAACTTTGATTGCGGAATTCATCTGTACCGTGGTCGAATAACTTTTCAGCCTGTTCGTGGTATCGTCTTTGGCGTTCTTCTCCGCCAAACCTGCAGCCTTTTCGGCCGCGGCAATGGCATCTTTGTACTTATCAGTGAGCTGGTCTTTTGTGGCGTATGCATTGCTTATTGCAAGATTGATTTCATTAATTTTCGTCTGGATCATGGACGACGTTTCTTCCGTCGTCGAATAATCCCGAAATTTCTTATCAACGTTGATTGCCACATTATCAATCTCAATCTTTAGGCTCGAGTTTACATTATCAACGATCTCTGCCAGATCTTCTAGGCAGCGAATGTTCGTCAGGTACAGCGCCGTCCCGGAAGTTCCACGGACCGTAATTGCAACCGTTTTTTCTTTTTCTTCCGATGTTTTCACACTATGTTTGAACACCCGGAAAGTTCCCGGAGAATAAGATGACAGATCATTCGTCGCGGCAGAATCAGAAAATCCAACCTGCAGGTTTGCTGGCTGTTTTCCATCCTCGAAAGCCGCATCACAGCATATCGTGTAGATACTCGCTTCGAGAGTTCCGACGGACTGTTTGATCTGCACCGTTGCTGATGCAGAGAAACTAACTTTTAAGCACTTCATGTTCAAGAACTCTGTAAGTTCTACCTTTGCATTTGCCCCGGTTCCAGAAATTGAAAAATTGTCAATGGCCAAAGTTTCCTGTTCACCATTGACAATATAATTTTTTCGTGAAACATATTCTTTCAGGGATGATGCAGACAGAACAATGCGGTTTTCCGTGTTCTTGATTGCGGTGCCAACTTCCTCTTTTAGCAATTTCTGCTGTTTGTCCGTATACTCATTGGAGCTGGCAGCTGCATCGGATATAGCACCCTCTATAGTTTCCGTGTACGCGACATCAATTTTTTCAGCCGTCACAGAATTTGCCATCAGCATTTTACCATTGATCTGTCCATTCATAGTAAGAGCGATACCATCAATCGGGCCATCATATCCATGGCTATAATGAGCCAGTCCGCCCAATCCCCAGCGCCATAAGTTCGTTGCTGTCTTTGCCCCCGCGGCATCTGCCACAATAAACTCATTTTTTTCGTGGATCGCGTAACCGCTCTTCGTCATGTCGTTCATGAGGTCTGTAGCGTTCCGTAACGCCTCCTGGAGGATTTCTCGCTTGCCCGGTATAGATTTTATTGTCTCATCCAGTTTGCTTGCTTTTTCGGCGTTTGACGACGTATAGGTGCTGTTCGACTTTTCAGAGCCTAGAGTTACGGTGTTTTTCGAAAGTTCCGTGAGATATACGGTTATGCTGGAGAGCGGCATATTGGTATCCAACCCGTGCGGCGGAGATATGCAGCGGATGAGATCTCCGACTTCAAATTCCTGTGTAGCTGAATCTATCAAGTTAAGATCAACCGCTTTGATGTTGAGCACCATGTTCTCAAACTGTGTGCTTTTCAGGTACTCTTTTCCTTTTCGCAACAGGTTTGCCGGAACCGTCACATCGTCCCAAGTGACCGTCTTACAAATCTTTCCGTAGGCTGCAATCGCTTCACTACTCGAAACGTAATCAACTCCGCCGTTCACGGAGCTGATGGTCAGTCTTTCATCCAGTCCTTCAATGCTTGATTCTTCCAGGGTTGCTCCCAGTGGGATAACACAAGTAACCAGATCTGAAGCATCCATGTTTTCCGAGTAGTCCAGCAGGTTTTTCCCGAAACGAATTTCCTGCGTGTTTTGACGGTAGAAGTCATCGTCGCTCAGATAATCCAAATATCTTACGCCGTTTTCTTTGCGAATCACAAGATGGCCGCCGAGACGTTCAACCAGCTTTGTTTTCAGGGTATCCCTGGTTGACTCCCAATTCGCATAGCGATACAGGGAATCATTCGGGTCTGTCACGGTCACCCGGCCGAGCGTGAACTGTTTACGTTCTTCTACCTGGGCGTTGTGGTTGTCGATGATCTTGCTGACATAATCTCTTACAGAAATGTTGTGATATACGTTCGGCCGCTGCACGCTATCGCAGAAATAGGCGAGTTCCCCTTCGACGAACACCTTTTTCACTCCTTTGGAGTCCTGATCGTCGTAGAGTACTCGCCCAGCAAATTTTTCAACGTCATCCTTATAGATCACGATATCTGTGGTCAACTTTTTGACATACTGATAATAGGGATGCTTTGGATAGACAGAAAAAGAAGCCTGTCCATTTACGTTGTCACCTTTCTGATAATAGGGATCACCTACGATCAGATTACGGATTTTTGGATTGTGTAACGTGTATTCTTTCCCATCCACAAAGGCTTTGATCGTATACATTACAACATACCCCCTTTATGAACGATTGTTACCGTACCGGTTCCCTGGAAGTACAATTTATTCTCGCCTTCTTGCAAGTCAATATCGTACAGAATGTTCTCGCCCGAAAAAATATTGATCGTTGTATTGCGGTATTTTATTTTCAGATCATTGCTGTCAGAAATAACCCGGAGTGTTTCATTGTACGGCCATCCAATCAGCGTGATTTCCTGCCACGATGACGTGCTTGCAATTTTTACATCCGGGACATACCGAATAATGCCGTCGATGAAGCAGAAGGTATCCCATTTCCAAGGCTCGTTCGACGAGGTAACGTCCAGCTTGTAAGGATAGCAGTTGCACTCTATGGATACCTCAGAAAGCACTTCGTTCGTTTTCTTGGTGTCAATATGGCAACGGCCTGTATAATAATAGCCAGAATCAACATCAATGATGATCTGGCACTCTTTTCCTTCAATTGCTGTAGCAACTCTGCTTATTAGTCCAGCCCAGCGTGGGTAATTACAATCACGGGCATCAAAAGTAAATCGTAGCGTTCGCATTCCGTAGACAATTCCACCATTCTGAGCTTCCGTTAAGTCGAGAGATCCGTTCATGCCAGGAACATCAACGTAAACCGTCTTTGCTTCTGGCAGGTCAATCTCGACATTTTTCAATTTGAGACCCCAATCATCATAAGAATGGGTGCCGTTAAACGACACCCCTGTTACCTTTCCCGGCATGGTCAACCTCCTCTCTTTTTGTGTGTATCAATTCTGCCCATGTTCTGATCTACGATCGGTGTTGTTGCATCTCCGATTTCTTTTCCATCCAGGTCAACATGCACATGGGTTTCGCCAGAAATTACTACTTCTGTTTTACTGTCATCGAATGCCTGTCCGTTTTCCTGCTCAATCTTGTATACCTGGTTGGTATTCTTATCAAATGTGATTTTTCCGGTTTCAACATTCACCGTGGCTTGCATCCTCCGAGCCAGTGCCGCCATTTCTTCGTCGGTCTGTTTCTCGAGTGCTGGCATCGCGGCATCCATACCTTCACCAACTCCCGGTGGAATCCACTTACCTACTTCATCTCGGAATACTCTTGATGGGGAGTGGATTCCGAGAGCTCCCTTGGCTCCATCAACAATTCCACGGAAAAAGCTCTGTACCTGGCTACGGAACCAGCCAGCGGCATTACAAATTCCGTTCCACACTCCAACTACGATGTTTCGCCCAACCGAAGCCATTTGTGACGGAAGAGAAGATGCCCCGTTAATGACTGAATTCACCAGCATCGAAGCAGCATCACGGCCTTTTGCCGCAAGATTTCCTCCCCAAGACGCAACTCGGTTCACCGTTGCGGTCAGGTGATTCCATATTTTTCCTGGCAACTGAGAAAAGAAATTCACCACAGTGTTAATTGTGTTGCTTGCTGCAGTTCTGGCTTTATTCACCATTTCTGATCCCCAAGAAGCAATTCGAGAAATTGAATTTTCCAGCCAGGTATCAATTCGTCCAGGCAATTGTGAGAAATAGTCCACCACAGAATTAATCGTGTTGCTTGCTGCATTCTTCGCCTGGTTCCACATATTCGATCCCCAGGTCGTCAGGTTTTGGAGTGCATTCTGTAGCCATGTGTATATTTTCCCTGGAAGCTGAGCGTAGAAATCTACGATCGCCATTACAGCATTGTACGCAGACTCACGGGCTTTGTTCAGCATATTCGCTCCCCAGGTTACCAGGTTGTTGAACGCCGTCGTTAGATGCGTCCATATTTTTCCCGGAAGTTCTGAAAAGAACGTTACGACATTTTCGATGATGATCGGGACATTTGTTTTCGCCCAATTAACCGCGTCAATCCCGAACTGAATCAGTTTTCCAATCACATAACCCAGGGCGTAGCCGATTTTGTACGGCAATTCTGAGAAAAAGTTGGAAACAGATTCTACTGCATTTTTCGCCGCCTCTGATGCCTTGTTGTAGATGTTCGTTCCCCAGTCAACCAAATTCTGGAGTGCATTCTGCAGCCACGTGCTGATTTTGCCCGGTAATTCAGCGAACCAGTTGGAAACCGAATCAATCGTGTTTTTCGCCGCGGTCGATGCTTTCTCGGCCATATCTGAAGCCCAATTCTGGACACTCGTTATAATCCGGGAGAACAGATCTTCCGCTTTTCCTGGGAGTTCAGAGAACCACTGGATAACAGCTTTTCCGGCATTCAGAATATCGTCGCCGTGGTTCTTGATTGCAACCGCCAAATTGGCAACCGCAAAAACAATAGCAGCGATTACAGCCGCAATCGTTCCCGGTATTCCGAGAACGATTGCTCCGACGGCAGCAATCGCAATTCCGACTCCCATCAGAATTTCTTTTACGACATCGAATCCGTTTTGGAACATGTCCGCGAAATTCTTGACTGCAAGTATCGCGCCGCCAATGAGAGCTCCTACTCCAGCAATGGTCGCTCCGAATGTTGCAAAAAAATTAGCAACTGCAGAAACCGCAGATCCGATGAATGATGTTACCTGAGAGAGTACGGATCCGGCTACAGAGGAAAGGCTTTGGATTTTGGATCCAAAATCAGAGATTCCACCCGCGATTTTCCCAATTCCACCAACCAGGCCAGAAATTCCACTCTGGAGCGTCTGGAATGCAGAAAACAGCCCAGTTATTGCACTGGCTGCGGTTTTTGCCGTTTTAAGTCCAGCAATCGCAAGGACAATATCTCCGATCAGTTCGCCGAGCTTTCGGAGGGTTTCGGGATCCTGTTCATTAAATACGTCGAGGAACTTTTTCAGAATCTCTTTCGCTTCGCCGACAGTTGTTTCGACCTTGTCAAAAATAGTCGAGAAAAAGCCGTCCATCAGCGCAGCTGCATTCGGGAACTCCTCCGAGAGTCCATCACAGAAGCCAGTAATAAAATCTTTCGCCGCTCGAATGATAGTCGGCAGATTTTCGCTTACTGCATCGCCGATTTTTTTTAACATCTCGCCGAACGAGCGGCCTAAATCGGACGAATGCCACACCATTGCCTGTAGGAAATTCGTGAACAGGTAGATTCCGGCCGACCACATATCGCCAGACAAATTCATGATTGCCTGGGCAAGTTCCGAAACCATGGTTGCTCCAGATGTCGCCAGAGTCCATTTGCGGCGCATAATCGCGTCGATAAAAGACTCGACAAGATCCTGGGCTGCCGAAATCATTTTTGGCGCAGCCTTCGCAACTTCCGTCACGATCTGCGCCATTACTTCTCCGGTCTTGGTTACCAGTCCATCCAGTCCGCCATCATTAAAGGCTTCCTGGAGTTCCTGAACCATGCGCTGTGCTTCTTTTACGATGTCTTTGCACGGCTTCTCCATCTCTTCATAGAGGGAGATGCCTAAACCCTCAAGACCAGACTTCAGAATCGTAATCTGACCTTCGAGGTTGTCATTCATCGTTTCGGCCATCTGCGCCGCGGCTCCATCACAATCGTAAATTGATGCAGTTAAGGACGCGAAATCCTCATCCGATGCATTTACGATCGCCAGCAGACCGGACATTGCGTCCTGGCCTCCGAGGGATGCCGCCATATTGGCTTTCTGTTCCTCGGTCAGCCCGGCGAATCCAGCTCGCATATCCACCATGATTTCCTGGAGGCTCTTCATGTTACCGGAGCTATCCGTAAGTGAGAGTCCCAATTTGTCCATGGCGGCCTGGACTTCATCGGTCGGTTTCGCCATTCGAGACAGAATTGCACGTAAATTCGTACCCGCCTGACTGCTCTTGATTCCGCTGTTCGCCATCAGCCCGATTGCGGTAGCGCAATCCTCTGCCGAAAATCCCAATGCGCCAGCAAGAGGAGCGACATATTTAAAAGTCTCGCCCATCAGTCCGACATTGGTGTTCGCGTTTGAAGAAGCCTTGGCAAGAACATCTGCAAAATGCGTCGAGTCACTCGCCGATAGTCCGAACGCCGTCAACGCATCCGTAACGATGTCTGATGTCGTTGCCAGATCTTCGCCGGATGCCGCCGCCAGGTTCATAATTCCTTCGATACCGTTAAGCATATCTCCGGTTTTCCAGCCAGCCATTGCCATATCGTGGTGTTATCGTAAGGCTTTTTATCCTTACTTCTGCATCATTACAATGCAGCCCAGCGTAACTTTTTACCGCGTTCCTCTGCGGAACACCCTATCCGATAGCGAGGACTCTTGGGAACTTTATAGTCTCTGACATCTCAGCCAGAGGATCAGCTCCTACGCGTTGCCGTTGACCAGATTTTTAAGTCCGACCTTCACCGTCTGATTATGGTTGCAAACCACCTCCCAGCTTCTTTCCTCACTTATTCTCTGCAATCTACGTGATAGGTTCATTGCAGACGTCACAGATCACAACTATGCATTGATTCCGTCATGATCCCTTTAATTTTTAACTAAACGCATCGGCTGACTCGGCGGCGGAGTACTTTGTTTTGGCGCCCATCTCTTTTGCTTTGTCCGTCAGGCTTTTCAGCTCATCCCCGGTCGCCCCGGAAATTGCAGCAACGTTCGACATACCGGCTTCGAATCCGGCGCCAGTCTTGATTGCTGCCGTTCCGATTCCGGCAACCGCAGTGGAAACTCCGCCGATGACCGCAGTCGTGGCTTTCAGAGCCTTTGATGCATACGATCCGATTTTATTGATTCCATCCTGGAAACCGGATGAATCAATCGACGTGTCAAATTTTAGAGTGCCATCATAGCCCAATGTTTTCACCTCACTTTAAGGGCAAACAATGGATTATCGGCTCATGATGGCTCTACTTAATCTGTTGTCCGTCTTTTATTTTGACTTCAAAAATACAGGAGCACTTGCGGCCTTTACAGGCCACTTGTACTCCTTTACACTCTGCCTCCTTTGAAAAAAATAGAGGCATTTTATACCCGCATTCCGGGCAAACGACTTGAACAAGTCTCTTTTTTTCAAGATTCAATCAATTAACTTCCTCCTTGCAACAGACCGGAAATATCATCACCGTTCATCAGTGCTTCCCGTAGGATTGCTTCCGCCTCTCGTTCTTTCTGAGAAACAGGAAGAGCATGAATTTTCTGCATTTTACGATAAAATTCCCGCTGTTCTTTTGACATCTTAGATGTTGTTTTTATGCTTCTGTATCCCATGATTTTTACGAACTCTGTGTTTTCCCCCAGGGAAACGAACATTGCACGGAATTTCCACCAGTGCAAATGATTGACTTCCTGCAGATCCACTCCGTATTGCTGCAAAAACGCAGCGTAGATATATGAGTCGTCATATTCAAACGAATATACCTTTTCCGGATGTTTGCCGGAGGAAGAATCCGATCCAGAGTCGTTTTCAACTGCTTCTTTCCCGCATCGGTAGAACCAAAGCATTTTTTCAACTGCTTCATGGATGTTCCGCGGTACGACGGGATAATACAGGTTGAGTCCATGAATGATTTTTTCTTCATTTGTCACTTCGTCATCCTGCATCAGAAGCTCAAATAATACCGAAATTCGAAAGTCCGTATTGATTTCGTATTTTTCCCCGTCTACTTCCACTGTATCAGGAAGTAGATCTACGAGCATATTCATTCTTCCGCATCCTCGTCAAACGGTGGAAGATCCTGGAAACGTTCATTCACCTGTTTTCTGAAGTTTTTTTTATTTGCGCGTCTCTGCTGACGGTTCTGCACTCTGTCCGGTGTGTACTTTCCAACAATTTCTTTTACAGTGTTACGGGAATCCTCCATTGCTCCCATTGCCTTTCCGAAACCGTCCATTCGAGCCGCAAGGTCTCCTTTTTTCGGAAACAGTTCTTCCGATGTTCCAGGACCGAAAAGACCGTCAAAAAACTCGTCCACGCATCTGCACTGGTATCTCATTGCCTCTGCATTCGATTTACCTTCATAGGCTTTCTTGTTCTGGATTCTCGCAACAATTTTTTTGGTGAGTCTTTCGTACTCCTCAACAACGTCTGCATCCAGCAGATTCAGCTCGAGTTCTACTCCATTAATTTCAATTTTGCTCATAGTCTACCTCCTAAAAGAAAGAGGCCGCTTACGCAGCAGCCTCAGCAAAAGTTTTTTTCGATGTATCAAACGTTCCAAGTACCGGATCTCCGACCGCATTCAAATTGCCTTTAACAACCTGCTTGTTCTCTCCAGAGTAGTCCGATACCTCACAGGAAACAACAAATTTTCTTGCCTCAAAAATGTTGTCTCCACTTTCTGACTTGTTCCACAGCTCAACACGGACATATTCAAACTCTGCATCAGAGCCGATATAGTGATTTCTGCCAACCTGATACAGGGCATCAACTGCTTTTTCATCCGCGATATGTTCAGCCTCAAAAGAGAAACTTGTTTCATATCCGGTTACGCTCGAAGATGAGCTGACTTCATTGACATATTTTACAGATTCTGTCTGGGCTCCCGGGCTTTCGTCCAGGGTGGTGAATCCGGTTCCCATAAGCGCCCATTCCGGTGTGGATTCTGTGCCTACGTTAAGATAATCGGCAATCATGTGTCTTAACACTGCTTTTCCTCTTGGCATTATGTTACCTCCTTCTGATATACCAGCCGTAGCTGGATCTGATATCGTGCATTCCGCATGGATGCATCAAACATGTATCCATTGGACAGCACCTCTACTTTTTCGGCGTAGCAGTTCTCCGGGAGATCCGGGAAAATCTCATTTCTGTTATTCTGTTCGATCCAATCCGCAAACCGCTCGTAGAACGCGCTGTTCTGCATGTTCTGGACCCGATCCATGGAATAATATTCCCGGCTTCCGAAATTGAACTGATACTGCCTTGTTTCGACCCCGTTGACATATCTTTTAATCACCGGTTCGAAAATGCCTGTTTCGACGGTGTATTCGACTGCCTGGTCACCCAGGGAATCAACTCGAAACACGCCGTCACTTAAAAGAGGACACGCCGAAATATATTCGACGATGCCCTCGATGATTGAATTTGCCATTTATCCTCCCAACTTCTTTGCTCCGTCCAGGATCTCCCGTTTCTCGGAAATTTTCATTCGTTCAAACCACTTAGCTCCTCTGTTCGCATCGTACGGTCTGCTCTGTGCGGTATCGTAATACTGCATTCTTGCATATGGAGCAATATATTCAACCACTCCACTGCCGACCGTAGTGCCGAGCTTACCGGATTTTTCCAACATACCCGTCTGAAAAGGCACTCTAGGGCTGCATCTTCGCAGCACCTCAGAGTCAACAAATTTCTGCATCCGGTTAAAATTTTGGTTCGCTCGCGGAGTAAATGATGAGTCCCATCTAAGTTCCGCCTTTCCTTTGTCGCCTTGAATGATACATCCTCTCGGAGTCTTGATCTGTTTAAGAGCCATTATTGTCCACCCACTCTCCAATGTTTTACGGCATCTGATCCACTCGTAGTGTTGTCCGCGTACTCAGTTACATTGACGATATCATGGCTATAGCTGAGAAGATCCATGAAATCGCGGATCCTGGCGGCCGTTATCACGCCGCTCGAAAAATCAAAATCATCGAACTTCCAATCATCGCCAAAGAACACGGTTCCGGCGATGATATAGCATCCCTTCTGCAGTGTCCAATGTTTCTTAGCTTCCTTGTCATCCATGAGCTTATATTTCGCTTCAGGAACGTAAGTCCGACCGTCTTGGAATCTCGCGTGAATTGGGATTCTGATTTTGAACTGCAAATTCTCAGCCCGTTCGGATGTCCCGGATGAGGCTCTTAGATTCACGAAGGACACTTCTGAAATATTGGTCGGGATGAAAACCTCCCGTCTTGACTCTTTGTCTATGCGGAGGTTAAAAATCGTGATGTCCTGGTTGGTAATCATACTTTCGTGACCTCCCTCGATAGATCAAGCCTGTCCCGGCGAGATACATTTTCATGTCGGCGATGATTTCCGACCGAACAGCGCTCATTTTTTCAGCATCGGCATACGACACGGCATAGCCATCGTTGCTCTCTGATTTCAGTTTTTGATCTTTGAGCTGCTTATATTGGTCGTATTTCTCTACCGCACTGCATACCGCATCTTTTACGCAATCCGGGATGCTATCCAGCTTTGCGATTCTCCCGTAGGTAATCTCATCAATAAGAGCCGTAGCCCATTTCAGATTCCGGGAAAACTGCGTCGAATCCAGATCGCCCATATACTCGTTGGAGTAGTAGTCGTAATCTACGTATGGCTCCCGTATAGCCTCCTGTGGCATTTTTTCACACCTCCCCGGGGATTTTATCGTCTAAGCAGGAAAAACGCCGTATTCGGCGTTCCTGTCATTTCGCAGCGGCTTTCGTAGATTTCTTTGCTGGAGCTTTCTCTTCCGCTGGTTCGGATGCTGTTTCATTCTGAGATTTTTTTTCTTTCATAGCAGCATTTTCAACTTTCAGCGTCTCGTTTTCTGCCTTTAACGTCTCATTTTCAACTTTCAGCGTCTCGTTTTCTGCCTCGAGATCTTTAAGTCGCTGGGTCGGTTCCACATGCTCATGTACGATGTTGTCGTCCATGTCGGTGATGGTGTATCCAAGCTTGATGTAGACATCTTTTTTCTCATCCGGGATTCTAACAACCCGGTTTGCCTTTCTTGCTTTTAACATTGTTTCTCCTTTCTACGGAAGAAGGAGCCATTTCTGGCTCCCATCCGTTATGCATCAGGCGTGCTTCGTGATGTTGAACGCGATTGCGTCAACTTTGTTCGGCAGAAGGAAAACATCCTCGAAGGACTCCTCGAAGTATTCCCACTTGCCCTCAGATCCGGCGGACGGCGGGTCGAGCTGCGCGAACTCGTAGTTTGTCGGAGTGATAACTGCCAGCGGATGAACCAGGATCATGTTGATCTGATCCGCAGTAGAATCTACCTTCCAACCCTCGGTGAAATCGTAAACCGTTTTCATCATGTCGCTCGGAACGCTGTCCGGGATCTCCACCTCGTCGATGGATGTGATCGCTCTTCTCAGAGCCTCGGACCGTTTGGAAACATCCAGGGTTTTTACGATCGCTTTGGCATTGGTGATAAGAGTGCGGACATCCGGGGTAACGTAGAGAATACGTCCAGATCTCGGAACTCTGGAGTTGTCCATCGCGGTCATCATCTTGTCGAAGACGTCCAGTACGTTCTCAGTGGTAAGCGGGGTCTCGTCTGCTTTCTTGCTCTTCGCTGTGTAATCTGCGTACAGCTTAGAAACGAGATAGCAGTTCATCTCCGGGAATTTCTGCTCTTCGTTGAAAACGCGGGTGATGTTCGCGATAGAGGCTACCTGGTCGGTTTCCTGGATGTCACGCGGGTGAACCAGGGTAGACCAGGTTCTGTGCTGAGAAACCGTCAGCGGTGTCCAGGAGTTGTTGTAGTTACGTTTTTTCTGGCCGATGTTGTCTCTGTCTCCATCGACACGGCCAGTTGTGGAAATCGTCGGGATCTCAATCACATTCGAGTTCACCCAGCGGTATCTACCGTTGTTCGGGGTCGCAAACAGAGCGCCGAAGTAGAGTACGTATGGGAACTCCTGCTCAAGCCCCTGCTGATACTGTTTTGCATAGTTTAATGCTGCCATTCTGTTTTTCCTCCTTAATCTTTCTTAGGCTCTCTCAGGTGAGTAAAGCCCATATGCAGGAACGGGTTTGCGTCTCCGCCCTGTGGATTCCCGCCGTTGGTTCCGGTGGAAAATCTCGGTTTTGTTCCCTCCGGTGGATTAGTTCCGCCGTTGCCCTGGTTGGTGTCCCCCGCTGGATTTTCAGTAACGAAAGCACCTTTGTAGTCCTCATCTTCCATAAGAGAGGACATGAACTCTTTTGCTCCCAGGAAAGTTCCTTTCTCATCTAACTGGAACTGTTTGGATCTGAGCTCGTCCAGCACGCCTTTTCTGGCGGCCTTTGAGGTGAATTTATATCCGGCGAGGAACATATCCTCGGCATGGGAACGGTTCTGAGCTGCCATCTGGTCTTTCAACGCCTGAGTATCGGTGTTGTATTTTTTCTCCCAGTCGGCAACCTTCTGTTTGATTCCGTCAACGTCCTGATCCTCGAAAGATTTGATCTGAGTGTTGGCATCATCAAGCTGTTTTCGGATTCCTTTCAGCTCGGTTTCTTTCGCGTCGAATTTGTCTTTTGCAACATACCCGCCGCCGGAAAGATCCGCGATTTTGATACCCTTGTCTGCGTCAATCGCAGCTTCCAGTTCCTCGTAGGTCATTGGGATAACCGCGCCGTTTTCGTCCTTTTTGAACAATTTTCTTAAAAATTCGTAAGCCATTTTACTTACCTCCCGTGTTTGATTTCGCTGATTTCGTTTAGATTCCGGTTCACTCCGGCATTGCTATCGTGCATTTATATCCCGGCACGATAGGGAACTGAGTAGTTTATATGCCATTCCTCCAGGGCAAAATAAAAGAAGCTGCCATTGTCAAACAGCCTCTTTCATAGCGATATTTTCAGGCGAATGTCCAATCATCCGCAAGCATATCAGCCTGGCTTGCAAGCCATCCCATCTGTACTCCTGATGTTCCGACAAATGCGATAGCCATGTTTCCGATAGCATCATGCTCGCAATTCACGATCTCCCCATCCGGCGTCTTATAAGAAATCCCAGTGGCGAGCTGAATGTACTGCTTTTTGCCGTTCCATCCTTTACGAGCCACCTTAAGTCCTCTTTTCAGATAACGGATAGCATCTCCAAAGCCAAATGTTGACTGACCGCCAAGAACACCACAATTCTTTTCATCAGCAATCATCCAATCATCCCTCTGTGTGTGCATGAAAGTATATTCCACTCTCTGTGTTTCACGGATATCAAGAACTTCTCCCTGTCCTTTGTCGGAATCTTTTGGTCTGCAATGAATCATAATTGTCTGCTTATCAATGTCCCAACACCAGTAACCATTCCAACCAGGAAGTTTCACCTTTTCTCCATGTTTCATTGCTTCAAATGCTTCTTTGAAATTCATGATTTACTACCTCCTATTCTTCTGTATGGCATGTATTAGTTATTTTACCGTATACATCTTCGTAGAGTTCCTGCTTGTCCCCGTTATAGGTGTACTCAGCATAGATGCCATCTCCGCTGATAGTCGTAGATGCAAGGCACTTGTAATTCTGGAGTGTTTTGCATGACCATACCACGAATACGTTTCCAAGGTCGATCTGAACCTCCGGTCTGTTCTTGTGGTACCATTCAACGAGTTTCTTCTGTGCTACACTCTCGAAGTGAGCCATTCCTGTGATAATCATAGTTGACCTCCTAATTTGATTTTTTTATTTGCCCATACAGCCTTTTGAGCTGTGGATCTTCCAAAATTGACGATCTTTCCGCTGCTATCTTTGTACGCTACCACCTGGGTTCGGGTACTGTCATAACTTCGGTTGGTCGTCCGACAAAAATTCTTGAGTTCCTTTTCTTTCTGCTTCAGCTCTACGCTGACGGATGAGAAATCGTCCTGAATGCACTTGATCTGCGCCTCATTGTCCGATTCCTTCATCGCCGCATCGTAGCTGGCAAGAATCCGCTTTTTTTCACGGATCGTTCGCTCAAATCCCCTCTGTATCTGGCTACATTCATAGTCAGTCAGAAGGTTTCCTTTGTACTTGTACTTCGCGCGGTCGTATTCTTCCAGGCGGTCCGCCGAATATCCCGGTTTTGATATTCCGGGCCAGAATGGGTAGAAACTATGTCTGCAATTCCAGCCACATAACCCGGCTCCCGTCCCATATCCGGTTGTTTCCGCAAAATTGGGATAGCCCGGAGCTGATCCGCGAATCTTAAAAACCCTCCCTTGCCATTCGGCATGAGAAGGTCTTGCTCCTGAGTGGGCTGTGGTTTCGTAATATTCCGCGCCCATATCCTCTGAATACAACTCAGTCAACTTCCCGGATGTCTGGTTCACTCCGGTCAGCACAGACCGCCGGATAGCAACATCGAGCTGCGATCTTCCGCGTCCGTACAGCACATACGCACCGTCTTTCGCGGACTGTTTGATCGCTTCCCGAATTGCCTCGTAATATGAAAAACCGCCGGAGGTTACCTTCATGTAGGCAAGGTTGGTTGCCTCCAGGTATAACCCGCCCGCGGTGGATCCGGTGGTCATGGTCAGGTTCCGAATATCACCATTCGTCTTTGCGATGGCTGCTTCCAATATCTGGCTCATCGCCGGGGATATTCTCAGTTCAATATCATATCCAGCTTTCAGAAGCGGCTGTGCATCGTATCGGACTCCGGTTCTGGCGGAATCATGAAAGATTCTTTTTACCTCTCTTTGAGACTTCCCAGAGATCCGGGCAACATCCTTTACGATATCCTGCATCAGTTCTCCGTTGGCTCTGAGCTGGCGGATCTGCCATTTTGCCGAATCCGTCATCCGTCCAGTCTTTACGATCCGGCGGGCGATGTCTTCAGCAATGGATTGATTCAATGCGTCGTACATGCCGAGCAAGTAGTCCGTGCATGATCCAAGATATTCCGGTGTCAGCATTGGTCGCCCTCCTATTCATCTGGCGGGTACTGTGGTTCCTCCGGGATGTATTCTTTCGCTTCTTCCTCCGTACAGCCGAAGTACCAAGCGTAGAACTTCTCAATCTTGAGTTTTCCAGCCAGTACCATTGACCATCGTCTCTGATATTCGACCTCTGTATCCTCAAGGACTCCATCGCCCCAGGAACACGTTTTCTGAACATCTCCAGGCGGGACGATATCGTACAGATCACACAGCATGTTCATAATCTCGATAATGTCATTAAATCCCCTGTCCCACGCTTTCTGCATATTGCTGACAGTGGTGTAGGATCTCTGCTTCGATGCTTTGATTTCTGTCGCCGTCCGGTCAACTTGCTCTTCGTTGGAAAGTGTCCCGTATGCCAAGCCGCAAAGAAACTCAATTCGTCTGAGAAACTCATTCAGCCCTCGAAACATGGAACTGTCCCTGATTTCCGGGCTGTAAACCTGCAGCATGGCGTTGTTGTTCTTTCCCTCCGTGTCGTAGGTTCGGAAGAGCCGCTCTTTCCCTTTAGGGAGAACCGGGTTACCATTTTTGTCAATATCAAAAATGTCGGATGCTGCATCAACTGCCGCTTCTTTCGCTTCATATTCCCACAGGATCCGGGAATACTGTTTGTCCGCCGCTTCGATTACCTCCACGGCTCGAGAGAATACAGATGCTCCCAGTGGGGAATGAGAATCTACATTGTTCGCCCGGGGAACTTTGATATACAAAAAGAACGGCCTTTCGATGCCGTCCATATCCGTTTGTGGAGCAAGCCCCGCCCAGTCCTTGATTGTCTCCAGTGGGACTTCCTGCATAAACGGATGCTCCACGCTGATTTGGTCATCCTCAGTCGTCATCGTATTGAGCCGCTCAGATCTGTAGGCCTTGTTAACCACCGTGTAGTGGTTATTTTCAAGGCTGTGATGTTCAAGCCGTGTATAGAGGTAATCTCCTACCCTCTGCGTGTCGATGAACACAGCTCCGGTGATTTCTTTGTTGCTATTGAACGCCGTCGGGTAGAATCTGTTCGCCTGAACAAAATCAAGCTGGATTCCATCCGGTTTTCCGGTTACCGGATCCGTGCCGGAAACATACGGTTTGATGGCAATTCCTCCGAGAGCTCCCCACATCTCTATGATGTTGTCGAAATTGTTGAGATAATTCTCAAACTGCTTGTTCAGGAACTCCGCCCGGGCGCTTCCTTCGAGATTGAACTCAAATTCTGTCAGGATCAGACGTGCAAACTCCTCAGCGATCGCCGCCGGGAGATTCATGGATTTGATATCTTCTTCGCCGCCCAGCCATGGGGGCTTGTTCTCGTACATCTGCAGCCAGAGAGAAATGGCATTGTCCATAACCCCGGATGTTGCGATCTGTACGTTCAAATTACGTTCTAAGTTCTGTTTCGGGAACATTCTTCCTATCACTCTCCTCAAAAAATCGGTTATCACACTATTCTCACCTCCTCAAGAATTTTGAAATGTCGCGTTCGAATGAATACTCGAAAGAATCCAGGGTATCAATATCACTGGTTCCATCATCCAGACGTTCCAGCTCCAGGCTTTTAGGATCCCAAACCGCCATGCTCGCTGCCTGTTCAAAACTCTCACAATCCTCAGTAATAAGCAGCCGGTTCATCGCCGTCAGGGCGGTGGTAGCAAAGATTCGATCTGTGATCTTGCTCTTCATCGCGTTCACGACTTTGATGTCTCCATGTCCGCTCTGTACCAATGCCGTTCGAAAGCCTCGAATCAGCACCGATTCCGCCGAGTCTGCGTAGACTTTGGTGATGAATCCGTATTCTTTCGTGACCGCCTCAATAAAGCGAATAAACAGCTCATCCAGTGCTTTCGGGTCGATGTCCAGTATCTTCTTCCCGGTGTCTGGATCACACTCGCCTTCCAGGTAGCGCCGAGACTTCAGAATTATGAGCTTTTCATATCCCTGTAGTTCCCCGGTCGCAACAAAAGCGTGGCCGGAGCCGTTACCTCCGAAATCCACGCCGACGTTGATGTGTATGATTTTTCCAGACCGTGCCATCGCCTGAGCAATTTTCTTCTCAATTCGGAACTTGCCATCTTTCGCCGCAATGGATGTTGCCAGCTTATTGTAGATCAGGCCTTCCGCAATGGTTCTTTCCCCCAGGATATCCCGGATGTACCAGATGCTATCAGGATCATACTGTGAGATGATCTCTTCGCGCCTTTCCTCCGAAATATTGATGTTATCGAATAAAGTCATGTGGGCGTAATTGTATCCGCCCTTTAAGATGCCTTTTTGAGCTTTCTCCGCGTATTTGTCGATGTACTGGGCGTAAATCGGAGCTTTGGGGTGCTCCGGGTTCAGATCCCAAAAAATCTTACGTCGATGTGACGCAATGGTACGGTTGAAAGCCTCTTTGATGGTGTTATCATGATGCAAGTTGATCTCGGTCGCAATCCACATTCCATAGGAGTTACCGCGGATCTTCTGATAACTGGCAGATGATCCGCCGCCAGCAAAGATAACAATCTTTTCTTTAAAATTTGTATAAGGGCCTCGAATTGCCAGTGCATCGTTATCTTTGTAACTCGTCCATCGGCACTGTCCCCGGAAGATGTGTTCGAGGCCGAACCCGTTTGCATCGCCGATGTTCAGCTTCGCGTTCGCCATCGTGGATCCGGTTGCCAGATGGAACTTATCCGGCGTATCGCATAGCTCTTTCGCAAAAGCAAGGACATGATCGACCGTTTTTCCTGATCGAACAGCGCCCTCCAGGATATTGTACGTGTTGTCCTGACACTTACGGATGTAGTCCAGGTGAATATCCGAAAACCGGTAAGGGACTTGTTTTGTGAGCAATACAGGGACTCCATCGTTCAGCATACTGATCCACTGATCGTAGCCCCATATTTTTTCGACGATATCGGATACATCCTCGATCTCGACCCCCTCACCAGATTTCTGCTTCTTCTCGTATTCGAACTGAGCTTCACGCAGCTGAAGTTCCGGGTTGAATCCGGCCGTGTCCCGGCAATATGCCATAGCGGACACATTTCCTTTCATAGCGGTCTGCACAGCCATGATATTTACCACATCTCCCAGGGACCACCCCTCTGAATTGATCCCCAAGGATTCCAGTTGTTCTTTCTGTTTCGGCGATATATCAAGCTCAAGAATCTTTCTCATGGACTCCCGGAGGTCTCGCTTTTGTCTCCTCACTCTCCCGGATGCAACTCCGCCTTTCCTACTCAGTGCTTCGGCTTCCTCTCGGCTTCTATTCTGTACTAAGTTTTGTTCATTCGCCACACCTCCACCTCTCTTCTGCAACGCAAAAAGGACTCCGTATAGCCTCGTGTAGGCTTCCAAAGTCCTTTTGTGGTGTATTTGTCGTCTATGTTATTCTTCTCAACTCACGCCCCGATTAGAGGGCGATTCTTTATTCTATTCTCCGTATAACAGAACTAAAGTTTTCTTCCCGGATTCAACGGATTTTGCAATGTCAATCCCGATCTGCCGATAGAACTCCGGGTGCACGATACATTCATACGCCCGTGTCATCGCTTCTCGCTGCTCTTTTGTTACGTTGATTCGAAAGTCTTTCGCCAGCTTTAAAGCCTTTTTGAAATCCCCGGCCTTGATCGCTTCCTTTACAATTTCTGTTTTCTTCTTCATGATCCCGTGCCCTCCCTTACTTCATTCTGATTGATGCGTACGTTTCCGGTGTCCAGGTATACCCGTTATGTGTCGGATCTGTTTCTTTGCCCCTTTGAAATTCTGAAAGATCTCGCTTTGTTTTCGGGTCAAGATTTCCTTCCGATTTCATATGATCGAAATACCCGCCCCAGTCTCCATAGTCAAAAAGATTCATCTGTCTTGGCTGGAGCGCCTCCTGTTCGTCATGGAACATATCGAGTTCCGTCTTTCCGGCTCTTTTCCCTTTCCAGGTATGAACGTCATATACATATCCCGGAATGTCGCTGGCATCTCTCATTCTCAGGTTTTCCACCTGCTGGTAATCAACGAACTCATCAAATTCCTCTTCCGTCAGGTTTCTATCTCCCCACATGAAGTTGCAAGCCACGTAATCGGCATCTCTGTTCTTTCTCGCCATACAGAGAAGAATGACTGCTTTTGCAATGAAAAGATCGTTCGTTTCCCCGACCTTCGCTTTTTTGTTTACGCACTCATCTGCCTGTTGTAAGGCGACGATTTCTTTTGTCATGATTCCGTAACAGTCTTCCGCCGATACGGTCAGCAATCTCTTCCAGAGGTACTTTCTGTACTTCCCGCTCAATTCGTTTGCAGCATACGCCGCGTGCGGAATATCGCATCTTCGAATCGCTTTCTGAATCATTGAACTCATTTCAAAAAGATCATAGCCATTTGTTGTTTTAAGATTGTATCCCATGCTTTTCTTCCTCCTGGTGTTGTGGTTTCTTTTGTTATTTTCATCTTACCGCCCTTCCGTACATCGAACAAGCGTTTCGAAACCATTCTTCCATTTTCAGCATTAGCACGGCATAAATGCCCGGATATTTGTCATCTTTGTACATTTATTTTGGCTGTGTTCTTCTTGAAGTCGTAATCATAATACTGGCCCCATTTATTCATCATTGCATATTGGATGGATTCATGAACGGATCGCGGTTCTGCATACCCATCGTTGGTGTCCATCGTCGCTTGTGTGCAATAATAAACTGGCTGTAAAATAACCCGGTTCAGCAAAAGTTCCTGCATGGCCATGTCAATATCGCTGGTCGCAGGATCTTCTGGATTATATTTCGCTTTGAATGCCGCTTTGTTCACCCACCGGATATGCCCCGGCATTGCTTTGAACTGCCATTCCTGATGGTATACGTAGGGAGCTGGTTGAGGATTGTCGTAGGCAAGTCCTAAATTCAAATCATACAGGATCTGGGCGATTCTTTCACATTCCGCCGTTGCCCTCTCCTGATCCAGCTCTCCGGTTTTCGTTCTGATCGGGGCTTTGTAGTCCATCCGGTACAGCATCTCTTTTACGTCATCGTCCACGATACAAATAACGTCCTCTGGAGTATTTTCTATGATCCAGTAGAACGTTGACATAAAATCATGAACTTTTCCTTCCGGGATTGCCAGGATGTCTTCTACTCCGGCTTTACGGTACGCCTCTTCCTCTTCAGCTCTCACGACGTAAGTGCAGTATTCAAATACATTTTTCGTCATGATCGCGTGGGGCCGCATGTAGGACATGCAGTAAATATTAAAAGAAATATTCTGACTCATAATATTTCTGCATGCGCAGCCCTTCTTTGATGTTGGACCCAGCAAGGAAATCTTTCTCTTCCAGTTCTCCCATCAACTGCTTACATCTGAGATACACCAGGTTCACCCCAGCTTTCCAGCAGAACCCGATCGAGGCGTTGATTCTCGGGTTGCATTCGAGGAGCTTTACTGGCGCGTTCTGCATGTCACTCATTTCTGTCCTGGACTTTCCGCCCTCCAAAATGAAATCAAAACATGCATTTCCGTCAACCTTGAGATCCTCTACAATCTTTCGTGCAATCTCAAATGCGTTCCGGTTGGTTACGATCTGGCCATTGACTACCGCGCCAAATTCCATATCAAATCCAGCGTAACCGACCATATCCAGGATTCTTCCGTGATCCGCCAGCACGCATACGCTGTAGTCAATCCCTTCCACGTATTCCTGGAGGATCACCCTATTCCCGTTCTCTATGATCTTGTATAGATCCTGATCGGATATATAGCGGTTGACTCCACAGCGGTTAAAAAGTGAAATATCATATGCTTTCTCATTATCAATGATGCAAAATCCTGTTCCTCCACATTTTCCGGATATCTTGCAGCAAACTTTCATTTTCTTGTTTTTGTACGCCTCGCATATTATTTTCGCAGTATGTACATCATCCGTAGCGTATTGCCCTGGTGCGTACCTTCGGAACATCTCCCCGAACTTCTCCTTATTATTCAGGATGTCCAGTGTTTCAGGACTCGCCACGGAAACTTTTACTCCCATCGGTTCCAGATCTGTCTTATACCGCGCCGCAAGCTCCAATTCCGCTGTGATATACGGCAGAATTATATCAGTGTTGGTTTCTTTGCACACCTTCTTTAAAAACGGGATATAATCTGCATCCGTAATTGGTGGGGCGACATATTGATGAGTGGTTCCGTGATGCAGCAGTTTGTTTTCATCCATATTCACTGCCACAACATTTACTTTTCTTCCGTCTTCGTTCTGTGTCAGGCAGTCCACGATTTCTTTCGAATGTTTCGAACAGCCAGTAATAAGTACCGTCAAGTCGCGCATCTTCTTCCTCCTATTGCACATCGGGCGGTTATGTCTGAAAGCTGACCACGTTCTCTCATAATCTCCTGGATTTCATAATTATCATTCACCATATACATAGCGAGCATAGGAAAAATAAAATTCCCTTTCATCGACATTGAATAGGCTCCGCAATTATGAATCAGGACGCGATCCCCAGTTTTTAACCACCCCATGTATTCTCTGTTGATATAGTCTTCTTCCATGCAGGTGTAGCCGCATATTACAGTTGGAATATCACTTTTCAAATCAGGTGCAGAAATATTTTCAACCGTCAAATTTTTATAATCTGCGATCATTCCGCAGTCATGAGAACTTACATCCAGAGTAGCCACTCTCTTCATTCCTCGAATTTTTACATTCTGGACAGTCGCCAGGATGGATACTGCATCTGCGATCAGTGCGGTTCCTGGCTCCAGGATCAACTGCGGCATGGATTTTCTTTTCTCATACGTATCCCGGACCAGCGTAGCTACCGTTTCCGCATATTCCCGGAACGTCGGTATATCATCGCCAAACTGTTTTTTAAGTTCTTCATCCATTCTTCCGAATAGGTGTCCGCCAAGGTCGATATACTCCAGCGGATATCCCAGGATATTTTCTACATCCCTTGCGATCCGCAGCATGCGTTCCGTCTTTTTCTTCCAGGTCTGTAAGCTTCTGCTTCCTCCCACGTGGCAGTGTATTCCGGCAACGGTCTGTTTTGCTTCCGTAATCTTACTCAAAACCTTAAAAAGTTCTGACTCGAGGAAACCGAATCGGCTGTCTTCTTCGCCGATCCTGATGCCAATTTTCACCTGCTTTTCTACATTCTCCAGAACGCATTTCAATCCTTCCCAGGATTCGACATTGACTTTGCCGTCAAACTTTAAGATGTCCGCCATATATTTCCCTGGGATCAGCCCGTTGAAAATAACGCGGCCTGTATTGCGTGCTGTCATATAATACGCGAGATCGGCCTCCGTAGAAGATACTACCTCCGCATATCCGCCGAGTGTGTCTACCAGCTTGCAAATACCCGGGATATGGTTGGTTTTATAACTGTAGGCGATCCGGGTGTTCGGATAGATTTTGCGAAATTCTGTCTGCAAATCAACAAAATTTCTTACGAACCGGTCTGCATTGAATAAATAAACCGGTTCTCCATTTGTCACCTCATCGTTACTGAGCAATCTTTGAAATCGCAGCTCCTTATGTTCCATCTATTCCCCATCCTTCCTCTTTCTTCTCTTTCGCCTCTAACTTGACGATATCATCGTACCAAATTGCTCTTGCCTTTATTTTTCTGGTCGGAGTTACGATGGTTTTCTTTCCTTCCAGTCCCAGGTCGCGGATCAAGTTCAGATAGTCCACTTCGTTTCTGCATACGATCATCACGTAATCATACTGCTCGTATCGGAGATGTTCCATCGCGTCCAGATTTTTGTTTTTCGGGCCTTTTTCTTTCGCTTCGATGCCAAGGTCGAGAGTTAAGTCCGCCGTCCACTCAGACAGCAAATCCATATCCCACTCGCCCGCATGGGTGTTATCCTTGATATTGATTGCCCTTAATTCCGATTCTGTATAGCCATACAGTTTTTTCACAAGGACTTTCGCATCTGGATCGTTTCGTTTCATTAATTCCACACGCTGGTTTCCGGCAATAACATTGTCTTCTTCGTCCAGCAAAATCAATCCGAAATCTCCGAGCGTGTCAAGTGACTGCTGCAACTCTTCGGCTTTCTTCTTTTTGATCTTACGTGGATTTCCAAAACCGTTCTTTATTTTCTGCACCGGAAAATTTTCTATTACCTCAATTCTTTTTTCCATGATTCACTTTCCTTTCTTGCTTTTACACAGCAAAAAGCCGCATCTTTCGACGCGGCTTTCTCTGTAGTTCAGTTACAAGCGGGGAAACACCAGTTTCCATTTTCACCTTCCCGGGCATCAGCCCTTGTGCCCGGGATAAGCGCATGGGAAGAATCGACACGTGTACTGTGTCTTAGCAATCATCTTTGCGGGACTGCTTTTCCGATTGCAATTTACACTATATCACTGGTGTTTCGAATAAGCAAAGGAAAGAAAAAGGAAATCATTTCCGGATCAGTCCCGGATTTCATATAAAACCATGGCATCCAGCCCAAAAAACAGGGTTGTGAGGTCGTTTCTGGCCTCTTTTGCATCCTTCTGGATGTTACTCAAGTCGGTCTGATAGATCTCTGCAATCTCTTTCGTGGTTTTCTTCCCGCCCTCTCTTTCCAGGTACATGTACTCGATCACGAACCATCTTCTATGCATAACCTCCTGTGCTGAGTTCAGGCAATTCGTTTTGTAAACATTAAGCATTCGGTCAACATGAGCCATCATGATTTTCACAGCATTCACGCCCCTGAGCTGCCGATGAATCGTTTTGTCGTCCTCAAATAACTTAAACTTTGTCAGGACTTCCATATTTACAAGAGTCTCATCCACTTCTTCCGCCTGTTCTAAGGTTACAACCGCCTGTTCTGCATAATCTTTCAGCTTTGTGTAGTTCTCAAGCAGCTTCTTCGTTCGGAAGAGAAGCCCTCTCCACTCTCTTTTCTTTTTCTGGTCTTCGAGGCTGATATACTTCGAAACCCCGTCCTCCACTGCCCTCTGGCAAATTTCCCGCAATTCGTCCTGGCTGAGAATAACTTTCTTTTCCGGTGTCTTTTTCGCCATTTCTGTACCTCCCTAGTGTCATTGACTTTTTAAGATCTTCAGCTTATAATTTTGTGTGCGAACAATTTTTAGAAGATCCTCTGCTTGTCTGTGGCACCAGGGGATTTTTCTTGTATTCTTATAATCTCACGAATAAGAACCAGATCACCGTCACTACCGTCATGACAACCGCCGCCAGAAGCAGAAGCACCATCAAAATTTTCATCGGAGACATTTTCACGCCAATCCCGGATGCCATTCTAAGCTTATCTTCTTGTGATAACGTGACGGTTACCAGCCATCTCACTACAAAAAATAATACCCACAGTACAATTGTCACTTTCCAAACCATTTTTTATTTCTCCTCTCTTTTTGCCTTTTCATTTCTCAGTTTTTCATTCGTTTTCATAGCTTCTTCCAGGATCGCTGCAAGCTCCGCAATTGGAACCGCAATCGCCTGATCTCTCTTTCTGTCGTGGATGCTCAACACCCCGGTTGATACAGCAGCCTTAATACCTACATTCGTTTTCTCCTGACGGATGATGTGCTTGTCCGCCTGGAAAAGTCCCTTTCCGCGGAATTTCGTATACACGCCGACGGTTTCCATGCTTATTCCGTCGATGGGACCATCTTTCGGATCTGATACGTAGCCAAACAAGAAATTACTCATCTTCTTCCTCTCCACCTCCTGCCTCAAAGAACGATGTCTGAAATTCTCCTCTTTTTACTTCGACTCTATCAGTCGTCACCGTGACGCTGACCGCCGAATCATAGTATTCCTCCAGGAATCTTCTGAGCGGTTCAGCCGCCGCCTTGACTTCCTTTGCAATTTCCTCATTTTTTTTCTGCTCTTCTTCCTCCGGGTGCAGGAGCTTCTCATATTCAATCCAATTACCATCAATATACTTCGGATCCAGAAGTTTTCTTTCCCCTTTGTACTCGACAACCACCTGATCGCCTTCTACGTTGACAATCTTTGATGGTTCGTCCATGTATTCTCTTAACCCCCTCTCTTCAAATGTCGGGCTCCAGATTTTCCCCCGCAAAACGTTATTAAGAGACCACAGGGGATCAAACGGATTGGTTGGTTCCTTTGTTCGGATTGCCATTTTTCCTACCAGTTCTTTTAAGTACATTATGTTTTCCTCCTTCTACTCTTCGTACTCATAATCATCGTCGTCCGGGATCTCGCGGAAATCTGCGTCAATTGCTCCGTGATGATCTGGCAGTTCCGGTGCCGTTTCTGTGATTCCAGGTGATTCATTTTTCAGGTTCTCTTCAAAATCATCATCAAACATGCTTCTCTGGCCCTCTTCTGGCACGTACCGCAGGACGTATCTTCCAAGCTCCCCATCCCATACCAGATTCATTCCGGTGTTTTTCTTACCATTCGCCTTATCTTTGAGCGGGACGGTAGTCGTGATAACATGTTCGATCGTCGGCTTGTGAGCTTCAAAATAAACTCCGTGTTCGTCCCGTGCCGGGGTTTTCTCCGTCTGGACATTGACTTTAAGAGTGATACTGTCCTCCTTTGATTCGTTGTTCTCCATGGTACGGAAGAGCTTCTGCAAGAGACGATCGAAATCTTTTCTTGCCGCTTCGAAGACATCGCTCTGCAGCGAGATCTCCTCATAGTTTTTTCTCATTTCATGCTCCCTTCTGCCGTTTCCGGCTTGATTGATTTTATTATGACTTCAACCCTAGGATGTTCTGAATAGAACTTCCTGCATTGACAATCAACGATTTGGGTATCATCGCGGTAAGCAATCTGGTTCAGCGAGTCCGCAATGATTTTAACGACATTATCCATGTCCGGTTTTTTTGTCGGCCGGATCTCTCCGGCCAGCATTGCTGCTTTTTTCTTTTTGGATGCTGATTGCGGGATAGAATAAAAAGCCTTAATTCTCATATCAAGCATCGTACCATCCGGGAACTTGAAGTCTGGATACTTCAAACCGTATTCCGTTTTTACCAGCGTTTCATAATTCACGGTGTCTTTCGGCGTGATCGCATGGCCTGTATTTCTACAGAACCGTGGTCTTCCCTTCCCCTTTGGCTCCCCGAGTATTGTAAATCTGACTTCCATCCTGCCTCCTATTTCGATGTGTCCGCATTCGTCGCAAGATCTGTTGCGTGTACGAAATAATCTACTGCATTCCCTTTTCCTTTTGGTCTTTTATTCTGGCCTACGTCATATCCGTTTTTGGCCAAGATTCGGATCACTTCCAGGCGGTCATCCATATTATAGATTCTAAGCTCAGCGTCCCATTTCGGCTCCGATTCCCGTTTTTCCGGTTCGTCGCTCATGATGGTGTTAAAATCCTTTCCCGCAACTTCTGCAATCTTGTAGATGGTCGATGACAAGACTTCACTTCCGTTTTCATAGCTGCTCACCTGACTGCTGCTCTTACCGATCAGCAGCCCGAATGCCTCCTGCGAAAGTCCCATGCTTTCGCGGATTCTCTTGATGTTTTTGCCGATTGCAATCATGATTTTCTCCTTCTATTTTAGTAACGCCTCCATGGCATCGAAGCGTTCCGCCGCTTCCATCTGCCGGAATGATTCGCCGGACATCTGCACCGGATAACACGCCTCGAAGATTCTGTCGTAGACTCTCTTGTAGCGGATATCCTGGCAATCCAGCATATCGCTCAGGTCAAGATTCGTCGTCAGGATCAGCGGCTTTCCGGCTCGGATCCGGCTGTCTACCACGTTGTATACCTTTTCCAACGCATAATCTGTGCTTCTCTCAGCCCCCAGATCATCAATAATGAGTAACGACGCGCTGTTGAGGATCTGAATATAGCTCGCTTCGTCTTTGGTTCCCTGGATGTCTTGCAGGATTTTAACGAACGATGTCATGATTACCGGGATGCAGTTCTGCAGCAATTCATTTGCAATACAGGCTGCCGTGTAACTTTTTCCGGTTCCGACTGTTCCGTAGAACAAAAGCCCCTGATTTTTCTTTTTCATCTCCGAAAATCGCTCCACATATTTTACTGACATCGTGTACGCCCGTTTGTTCCCGGAGCGAACCTTATATTTGGAGAAACTCGCTGTCTGGTACTTATTTGCCATCATCGAGGCTGTTTTCATTCTTGATATCGTAATCATACGTTGCTGGTACTCATCCGTTTTTCTTTCCTTTTCCAGCTCTGCAGCGCGACAATCGCAGATGCAAGGAACAATCTTCTCCAGGTTGCCTATCTTGATCTTGAATTGTTTCCTTTTTCCGCAGGCTCCGCAACGGATCATACCATCTTCCCCGACGAAATCCCCGTCCTTAATTGGACTGATTTCGTCTTGTGTATGATTGAGTGGAAGTGCTGATTCTACATTCATTCTGGCTCACCCTCCCCCTTTTCGCTTGTTCGGAACGGATTCGGCATTCCGTTTTCCTCTCCGTTTGGTACTTCCACTGGCTGTTCTTTGGGAACCGGCGCAGGAGCTTTCTTGTCCAGGAAATCCACGAACGGTGTTGTCTCACTCAAAAAGGTTTTCGGATGTTTTATGTACTGCGACTCCGTTCTTTTTGCTTTGCATTCTTTTCCATAATTCACTGCCGCTTGAAGCAGTTCCGCTTCCGAAAAACCATCTTTAAGCCGTGCCTGGTATTTTTTATACGCATTCGCTTTTTCAGCTTTTCTTGGATACGCTGCCCAAAACTTTTCGAAATCCGCTTCGTATTCATTCCGCTTCGACTTGCTTTTCTTCTTTTCTGGTTTTTCTTCCTTTTGCTTTTCGGCTTCCTGATCTTTCCCGTTTCCTGATCTGTATGACCGCATATACTCCGCACGCTTTGCTCTCTTTTCCTGGAGTGCCGTATAGTAGGATCTCCAATCCGTCCAATCATGCAGGATGAGCTCGTCATCTTTTGTGTCAATCCATCCGCAATCGAGCAAATTTTGTGCAATAGCTGAGACCCGTTCTTTCTCCTCGCTCAGAAATCCCGCGCGGATCGCTTCCTCAACATCACCCATATCTCCGGCGACGATTTTTCCGTCCTGATCCGCATTGTCCAGTGCCCACAGCCACAGCCGCACCAGAATGCCGATTGCCTCGTTCTGAGATATTTTAGATTTTTTGGCAAAATTCCTTAACTTGCCTCCGATCAGGCTCTGATCCACAGCAATCCACGCCATTTCTGGCACCTCCTCTTCGTTGCATAATTCATTCAGATCATAAACTTGCTGTAAGGTCTCCAATCCCAATCGCTCCTCTCAGAATCTTCGTATCTCTGCACCACAAACACTGTTCACAGCGTTCCGGCTTTGCTTTTCCACTCTTAACCTCCAGGATTCTCGGCATACAGGTTTCAACTCTTCGCAGTGCTTCCTGCAGATAGTTGTCGTGAATATAGATTACCTCAATGTCGATCGCCTCTTCCTTCGAGATTCCGGCGATATAAAATGGCAATTTCTTTCCGGTGTTTTGCCGGACGATCTCCTGATAGATCGCACCCTGAACATCATAACCCCAATATCTGACAAAATCTAAATAACCGATGTCCGGCACGTATCCGAACTTCGTGAGCGACTGCATATATTTCAGATCGACGATAGCTTTTCCCGGATGGTAGCTGTCCATCTTGATCTTCCACTTTGCCCCGAAAAGTTCCCCTGTCATAATGACCTGTTTTTCGCCGCTCATGTACTCCTGGAAAAGAGGATCTCTCATACTCCGGGCAATCGCCCGCTCAGCCTTTGCAAAGTTACTTCTTAGTTCTCCTTTCTGCGTGAACATTTCCGGGTGTTCCTCTTTGAACTTATCCAATGTTCCCTCATAGAAAGCATCTACGTAGCTCCCTTCCAGAAGAGCTGTCCTGTTCGGCTCCCGGAATTTGCCTTGAATTTTCGCCATTGCGCATTCCTCGCATCCCATTTTTCCGTAAGTCCCGGCAAAATCTTTAAACTGAGACACCGACATATACTCATAATTGGCTATATCGGAGTAATAATTTTCTGATGTTAATTCAAAACTCATGTTTATACCTCCTCATAGTCAATTCCCATTGCCTTGATGTACTTAATTACCTTCTGGTAATCTTCCAGCGAACCAATAATTTTGATAAGTGGCACGGCTGATTTACCGCCCGGCTTCCGGTTCTCGATAGGTACCGAAGTGGCTGTACTGGTAGAAAGTTTTCTTTCAATATCAGCAATCTCTTTCGTCATATCTGACTTAGGCTGCTCTGTATGACTTGAAGTTTGAGTGACTTTTGGCTGCTGATTCTGAGCCGCAAGCTCTGCTTCGCGTCTGGCGATTTCCTCCTGACGTCTGCGGCGTTCCTCTTCCTCGCGTTTCTTTCTTTCCTCCTCTTCCTGCTGTCTTTTCAGGATAGCCGCCTCCTGTGCTCTCAACTCCTGGACTTTCTGCATCGCATCGGCAAGTCTCAGGTTCATTTTATATGCAATCACGGCGTAGGTTCTGAATCTTTCTTCAATGCCAGCGATCACCTGCAAATCAGATCGGATTGCATCTGCTTTTGCATCAATAGCTGTCTGCCACTCTGTTTTTTTTGCTGTTGCATTTTCCCAGCGATCATCGTAGATTGCGTTCATCGCCTTATCTGCCATCTCCTGTTCGATGCCGCCGAAAGAATCATACATATATTTCCGAATCACATCTCTTGCTTTTCTTCTTCTTGCAGTTTCATACTCTGTCAGGCGCTCATCAATAACGTCGATCGGTTCTTTGATAATTGTCATCAGCTCTTTTGCCTGTGTTTCAATCAGCTCGTATGGCTCCAGACATTTTTTCTTGATTTCAATTTTTCTGGCATTCACCGATTTAGAAAGATTATTAAGCATTGCTCTGTCTTTCTTTGCCTGACCGATATTAGAATCGTCATAATTCATTTTTTTGTAAACTTCTAACGCGCTTGTGATCGACTTTTTCAGTTCCTCATAGTTCCATGTCACTGTTCCTGGTGTCTGCTCTACTACTACCTGTAATTCATTCATTCCCATGCTCTCCTTATAATTACTTAAATGGTAATTCTACATCTGAAAAATCTTCTGGCATCATAAATGCTTCATTCGGAATGCTGTGCGGCTCCGCATCTACGGGAATCGGTTCGCTCTCCTGATTTCCCTGAAATTCCTGAACTGGCATTGTTGCTTGCGGTTTCTGTTCAATTGCTTTCTGTTCCGGCGCAAATGCATTTACCACAGGTTCGGATCCCGGAAGCTGTGCTGTCCGCTGTCCGCCGCCAGATGACCTGTTTTCAAATTCAAAGCCGGATCCCTCCTCATAAGCCTTAATCATTTCCACTTTATCCAGATTCAGGTCGATCAGCTTACTCAATCGGCGGATGACCGTTTTTTTGCACATTTCGCCAAAAGATTCCTTCCATGCCTGGCTATTCGCCGCTTTTGAGTAGACATCTTTTGTGTGTCGGATCTCTTCCACGCTCATACTATCGTACTTAATGGTTCCATCCACATACATGACTACCGCAAATGCTCCGATGATATCTTTGTTCGAGAATGGAACTGGCTTAAAGTTCAGTTTCTGAACGCCTGCCTCCACTCCTTCATCGTAGACATCTCCCTCCCGGACTACTTTTGCGTAGATGTCTTTGATCGGATCGTCGCTGAACCGCTTGCAGACTTTAATCTCGCCTTTGTAATCGGTTTGGAACGTCATTTCGCCCTTGTAAGGGATCGCATAACATTCCCCGTTCAGGAAATCCAGCCCCAGGTACGCTCCCTTTATCATACAGAGCACGATCGAATTGATATCAACTGTCTGGAGCTGTTCTCTTTTCTTATAATCCTTCATCATATCCCTGATTACCGTGATACAGTTCAGGGCGAATCTCTGCTGATTGAATCCAGGCGGCATGGCGTCCTTTTTTTCAGTCAACATTTTCATTAACTGCCCCTGGATCTGATCCAGGTACTGATCTGTAGTCATCTGTCCCATGCTCATTCCTCCTCTTCATATTCGACCAGGCTCTCCCCCGGTGTGCAGAAAACCTTGTATTCCGTAATCAGGACAATCGGGAAAGCGAACACTTCAGACCCGATTGCGTCTACGCTGTGTCTTTCAAAAGCTGCCAGCTTATTTGCCTGGATCTGAATTACGGCCGCGATCGCGATCATCGTCAGCACCTTAACCAACTTTTTTATTTTCATCATAAGCCCCCTGTGTAAAGATTCCTAAGTCAACTGGTTTCTGCTTTTCCAGAGCCTTTGTAAGCTCTTCGTCGCTGTTGATTCCATATTCATCAGCCAGCAACTTTCTCAGTTTTTCAGCAAGTCCCATCCTTCATACCTCCGTATTTTTTCAGATACATCCTGAGTTCCATCACGTCATCTGCAAACTCAGACAACTTTGTCACGACGGTGCGCAGGGATTCTTCCTCCCCCGGATCCAGTTTTCCGCCGCTTGCAATACTCAGAAGTTCTTTTTTGATTCCATGCAAAGCATCATCGTCGGCGTGATTCAAAAGGCTGCAGGTTATCTGCTCAATCCCTCTTATCTGAGTTGCGATGTTTTTTCGGCGTCCGATCGGGCAATCATTTTTGCAATAGCACGCTTCCAGTTCCGGTGCGCCGTAAAGATCGGCCATTCGAACCACAACGTCTGTCGGAACCGGTGTCAGCCCTAATTCATAATTGCTCAAGCTCGAAACCGAAATGTTCAGCATTTCCGAAGCTCCTTCTCGGCTACTCAGCCGATCATTGTACTTTGAAGCTTCTTTTCTGCATTGAAAATAGATACTTCCGCCACAGTTCATACACTGTTTTTCCATGTCAAAACGTCCTCTCGTGCGTTACTATGTAGTCATACCGTAGTTGTGTCACTATCCTGGATCCCGAGAAAATCCGAGATCTTTTTTACGGTCATTGTACTGTAGATTCTCCCGTTAATGATCGAGCTCAAGTAGCTTCGGCTCATTCCGAGCATTTTTGCCATCTCTGTCGTGGTGATATCCTGTTCAATCATTGCAATCTTGGCGTTTTTACACCACGGAGAAAGTTTTTTTTCCATGACTTACCTCCTTTTTCTTCTTGTCATACCAAACATTTGTTGGTATACTAATAGTGCGTTTTAATAATCAAAATGATTATGTTTTGTAGTTTACATTTGTTAGTATAGCTCACTGTAGTGCGTTCGTCAAGCGTTTTTGCATCTTTCGGTGAGTTTTTTAGGAGGAAATTATGTTTTACGAAAATTTGAAAAGAATTTGCGATGAAAAAGGAACTACGGTGACTGCCGTACTGAAGGCTTTAAACCTCAGCACCGGAAGTACAGGAAAATGGAAAGCCGGATCAGTTCCGTCGCTCGAAGCAGTTGAGAAGATAGCTGCGTACCTTGGCGTTTCTATTGATGACTTCTCTGACGTTATGATTGATTATTACAAAACTCATGGAAAAAAGCTCGAGAGTGTTTACGGAATTGATGAAGAGTGGGCGGGGATCATTTCGAGCATCCCGGTTGAGCGTCAAGAACTCTGCAAAGATTTCCTGAGAACTCACATGTCGGCTCCAGATAAGTTTCTGGAGAAAAAAAGGGGATAATCGCATTTCCATATTTTTCCTGGCGCAAGGCGCAGAAGGGAACAGATGACACAACCGAATAAAATCTTTTGGAGGTCATTATGCAAGAATGTGAAAAAGAGACAGCTCCAGAAAAAGAGGAGTTGATCGAAGAATTGCAACGTCTTCTGGCGTGCTATCAAATCGCAAGCCGGGACGACAAGCAGGTGGTTTGGGCGGCGTTGAATAAATATATGCCGCAGATAAAACAAGTATAGCCCCGTGTAGGGGCTATTTCTTTTTACGGAGGGAAATTATGGCTTATAAGGCTAAAGCGCCCGATTCAGGCGCAGAAAAGGATATCAGAGTAGCAATCTACGTCCGTGTATCTACTGTATATCAGATTGACAAGGATTCGCTCCCTATGATGAAGCAAGACTTGACTGCCTATTGTAAATATGTTCTAAACACTGAGGACTATGAGATTTTCGAAGATGCAGGATATTCAGGAAAAAACACGGCTCGCCCAGCATATCAAAAAATGATGGCGCAGATCCGGCAAGGGAATTTCACTCATTTGCTTGTATGGAAAATCGACCGAATTTCCAGAAACCTTCTGGACTTTGCAGAGATGTATCAAGAACTCAAAAAGCTGGACGTTACTTTCGTGTCCAAAAATGAGCAATTTGATACCAGTACCGCCATCGGAGAAGCGATGCTCAAAATCATCTTGGTCTTTGCTGAGTTGGAGCGTAATATGACTTCCGAACGTGTTACTGCGACTATGATTAATAGGGCTTCCAATGGAGTGTGGAACGGCGGCCGTGTTCCATATGGGTACTCCTACGACAAAGATACTCAAACATTCTCTTTGGATCCAAACGAAAACAGTATTTACAATCTCCTGGTCGAAACCTACGAAACATCAAAATCTGTTGTCTATACTTCCAGGAAACTCAACGACCTCGGCTATCGTTCTAGGTATGGAAATCTTTGGAGCCCTATTGCCGTTTGGACGATACTGCGTAGCCCGTGGTATAAGGGCATATATCGTTATAACTACTACAAAATTCCAGGCAGAGCGGCCATCAAAGACGAATCTGAATGGGTTGTCGTAGAAAACCATCACCCAGCTTCCATAACTCCCGAACGATTCGACAAGATTCAGGAAACTCTTGACAGAAATGCTCGCTTTCGAAATGCTCCGGGACGAAAAATCACAAAGAAAACAACTCATGTCTTCGCCGGATTGGTCTTGTGTGCAGATTGTGGTTCTGCTTTCACTGCATCTCCCGGAAAACGTCATGTGTCCGGTTATCACCCTTCAAAGTATGGTTGCTCTAATGCCAGGAAAACCAGCGCTTGCCATGCAAAATACACATCTGACGTTGTTCTCGGCGAGTTCTTATTGAACTATATTCTAAATATCCTGAATGCTCAAAAAAATGTTGACGAAATTTCCAGCACAGAAGAGCTTCAATCCCGCTTGCTTTGCGGCAGCACCTTTTCGAGTATAGATCACGTTAAACAGGACGACCTTGATTCATTGTTTACTCAGCTCAAAAGCCGTCCAGAGAAAGACCCGTTCACCGCTGTTCGTTCAAAAACCAAGCCGAAAGTTGACCCGGAGTTAAAGCGAATGATGAACGATCTAAAAAAGCAACGTCGTGCTTTGGATCGTTTGAACGATTTGTATCTGTATTCAGAGAACTCTATTTCTGAGCGAGAATACCTTGTCAGAAAGCAGCAGATCACAGACTGCATTCAAGAAATCAATGATACTATCGAGGCAATCGCAAAGGAAAATCATGAGCAATCAATTGACGATAACGAATTTATAAAACAGGCTTCTACTTTCATTTTGAATCAAAAATTAGCCGATCGGCAGTATATCTGCTATACGAAGCTCGCTGAATCTCTGGCCCCGGAAACACTAAAGGCTTTCTTCTCCTCCATCATAGACTCGATCATCATGCGCGCAGGAAAAATAGAAACCGTCATCTTTCGAAACGGGCTCTCTCAAACCTTTATATACAAAGAAAAGCCAGGGAAATAACTCCCTGGCTTCTTTTTTCAGCCCTTTTTCAAAACCAACAAAAGTTAGATTTGGAGTCTATTCAATTATCATGGCATCCCCTATGATAACGGGACAAGAACGAAATCTAACTTCTGTTGGTTCTTGGCCGTAGGAAAAGCGGCTCTTGATCTCCCTTTTGAGATACCCTGGCCGCTCGTTCCTTTTTCTCTTTACTGCTCGCTTTCCGAATACTCGTAGGTTCTGTCTCCGGTCAGCATAACCGTTCCGTATGACTCTTCGATGCACTCTTCATTGTCAAGCTTTCCGTACGTGGATACTATCGACACGCTTCCGGCAAACTGCAGTCCGGTTCCGTTTCCAAAATCAATCGTCACCCAGTTATAACCGCTATCAGCAACTCGCTGCTCGCAGAAGTCCGCATACTGTTCCATGGTTACATTTTTCATGGTTTCCAGCGGAACAAACACATAGGCATACTCACCGATCTTTTCGGTCTTTACGCCATTCATCACATCTTCCACCTGCATCTCTGCGTCAAGAAGCGGATTTCCGGTTTCTGGTGTCTCTGATTCTGCTGCCACCTGAGAATCGCTCTCTACGGCTGGTGTTGGCTCTTCTGTCGGTGTTTCCGTTGGTGTTTCTTCCGGTTCTTCAGAAACCGATGATGCAGAAACGCTTTCTGTAGCATCCTTAACGCCATCTTTCACGCCCTCTTTGAAGCTGTCAGTGGCTCCACAACCTGTTACCATTCCCGCTGTTATGGTGCACACCAATAACATTTTTAATATTTTTCTACTCATTTTGCCCCTCCTGTAACTTTTCAGCTTAGTATAACACTTAAAACGTTTGTTTGTCTACTAAAAATTCCTCGATGATGTCTTCAACGTCACCACATGCTTTATTGACACTCCCCACAGTTAAAGCCGGGGGGATTCTTGTTTCTACCACTACTGCATTGCCTCCTCTGGCGGCTCTATCATAGGCATCCAGTAGATAACTTTTTCATAGTCCAGTTCTTCCATCGTTTCAAACTCAGAATCCAAAAAGCCAAGCGTTACCGGATCATATATATCTTTCCAAAAGCCAAATCCGTACTCCTCTTCGTACTGGCACATCATCGGCGGATCTTCCAAGTGGTTTTCCACCAAGCACATAAAGAACCTTCTGTCTATATCTTCCGGCAACTTATCTTCTACAGATATCCACAATGGGACTGTCGGCTGCTCTTCAATCTCCATGAGAACAGAGGCTGCTATATCATCTATGTCTACCATTCGGTCTGCGTTTGGATCAGCGTTCAGCCATTTTGTCACATTTTTAGTCAACACATCTGCATCAATCAGCCTCATTTTGCTTTTCCTCCTCTCTTTTGTACAACTTAGGTAATGACATCCAGGCATTAACACATACGCCAACCGAAGCGTATGTTACGTCGCTGTCATCAGGATAGAAAGCTCCATTTCCTTGTTCATCCACTTCATATGTCCCGATATCAGGAATAGTTAACCCTTCATTTTTGAAGGACAAAAGAACGTGTTTTCCTGGTTCCGGCAAACTCTCATTGATGTCTCGCCATCCAAGATAAGCATCTACCGCTGCTTTCACAAATTCAAGATCTTCTTTCGTATCGCAGGTGATGTCAGCATACGGCCTGATCTTTTTCAATTTGCCATCTTCGTTTTGAATCAGCGCAATTTTCCCCACTTTTAGTTTTTCCTCACTTTCCAAACTTTTCTTTCGCAGAGATCCGGACGGGCGTTGCGCCCTCTGTTGATTTTCTCCGAGGCACGTTCGGCGCATACACCCAAATCATCGCAAGTACACAAATCCAGCACATTCCGTACTGCCAACGGCTGATATTTCCATCCCGCAGGATCTGTACTCCCAGGATCAGCCACGGCACACAGTTGAAGTGTTTGATAATACCTCTTTTGATTCTTCGCATCTTTATTCCTCCTAGAAAAACTCTAATTGTCCATCGTCAACAAACCTCTGTTTCTTCCGGCTTAATTCATTTCCCTGCTGTTTTAACCGTTCAACACGTGCTTTCTGTTTCAAATTCGCCATATAATTCATATCAACTTCCGGTGGAACCTTCAAAAAATATTCTTCTGGAAGCGGCATTCCAGTTTTTTCGCATAACTCTGCAATATCTCTCTTGTAAGAAATAATATGATTTCTTGTCAGATTTATATTGGAACCATCCGGCCAGAACGGATCATTACAGCCGTTTTCGTTTATGTAGTTCCAATGATCGCGTTCGCGGATTATCTGACTACAGAGCAAATCTAACTGCTGTTCCGGTGTATTTTCTTTCATAACATCACCTCTGGACAATCAAATAATTTATACCGTCATTTTCGAACCACATCTCGGGCAATATTTCCATTTTACCTTCGTGTATTCTGTGCTGCATCTACCCGTTTCAACCGCTTCGATATTCTCGACCTGGAATCCACATTTAGAGCATTCTGCGTGGATGTAATCGTTATGCTCTGCCCTGTTCTGCCACTTCGCAGAATATTCGAAGCTCTTTCTTTTCATTGTAAGCGCATACTCCTCATCCAGGAACTCAAGTGTATACTGACCATCCGCCGGGCATACATCTTCGAATTTTTCGATAAACCACTCGAATACAGCTCTGACAGCCGTATCTGTCACATCCTCTTTATCGCCGACCCATTCATCCCCGCGGAGATTCCCGTAATAAATCCGGCCAGTAACCGGGCTTACGCCCATTGCTTTTTTAATCTCTTTTTTCATGCTTTCTTCTCCATTCCGAAAGATACTCCATCTGTTCTCTGTCTTCCTCTGGATCTTTTGGACGAGCGGGACGGTTCATCAACCATCCCATACCTCCAACGAACACGCCGCACAGGGCGATGATCTCAATAATTGTTTTCATTTCCAGCTCCTTCCTCTTTCTCTGCGGATTCGGCTTTCTCTTTAAACTTTTCATTGATTGCAGCCATGATGTCCCGCACTTCTCCGATGCCTTTCACGCCCCGAATAGCTGCTTCAATCTCTCCCGAATCCATTGCGTTAAGTGATTTTCTTCCGTCTTCCCATCCGCACTTATACACGCTCGTGCAGAACGATTCGAACTGCTGGTGATCGTACTTTTTCACGGCCTTGTATACCGTTCTCGTTACGGAATACTTTGTGTTGCCCTGATTTCTCTTTCCCATGAGATTACGCCTCCTTTTTCAATTCTTCCACGACTTTTTTCAGCACATATCTCCCATTCGATGTAAGCTGGCGCTGCCATGCTCCCTGGGAAGGAGCCCACCGGAAGCCGTTTTCTTTCAGGATGTCTCTAATTGCCCTGTCTGGCTTCCCATCGAATACGATCTGTATTCTCATGATGTCTGCATTTTCAATTACCTTGAATGAGCCATAATCGGCCTCAGAATTGCCTTTCTCTTTGGTCTTTTTAAGTTCGTCCACTCTCTGCCGGCATCTCTTAATGTTCGCCAGATTGTTCTGGAGCATCCATCCCGGATACGGCGCCGCATCAAAGCTGTACTTTTGCATGTATTCCCGGAGTTCCGCGGTCTGCTTTTCCGTCAGAATCTCGCAGCCATCAAGCGTATGATTTTTGCGGAAGTATTTATTTACCTCCTTCATATTTTCCTGAGCCTCTTTCAGCTCCGCGATCTTTTCCTCCAGCAGCTCAACCGCTCTTTCATCATCACTTCGAATAATTTCTTTGCCATAGAGCATATTTTTCAGCTTTCCTCTGATCTCCTGGCACTGGCAGTAAAACTCATAGTTTTTGTCCCATGCCTTATTCTGCTTCTCTTTCTTCTTGACCGGGAAGTTTCCGGCTCCTGAGATCATCACGGACGGGCACATGCACCCGATCCGCGAATGTTCATTGTAATACTTTCCCATGTTTCGGGAATATCTGACCGCCAGTCCCCAAACTCTTTCCCGGTATTCATCACCTTTTTCTCGAATCACCTCCTCTGCCAGGTCGTACACCTCATTCACATCATTGCGGTATTCCGCCGTCCGGGATCCCATCTGGTACTCATCGAACGACATCAGGCTTTTCGCCATTTTTGCTGTTTCTTCGTTAATTGCAACGTACTCTCTTACCCTCATCTTCTTACGCCTCCGTTTCTTCAAGCTCCACTTTTTCTCTGATATCCAGGCAGATCTTCGCTTCGTGCTCGCCTTTAAGCTTTCTCAATTCCCACTCCGTTTCGCGCGGTTCGAATGACATATAGCCGTCTTCCGGGTTTAACGTGATGTATGTGGACTTCACGTACCCGTATTTCTCCAGCTTTTCATTGATTTCTCTGAGCAAGGGCATCACTTCCTTGCTCAGGCTCATGAATCTTTTTTTCTCCTCGATTACCATTTTTTCTGCGTTTCCCTGCATTTCCTGTTCCTCCTTGTTATCGTTTTAATGTGTAGGCCGGTTTACCGTCTACAGATGTGAAATGATACCATCTTGTCACTTCATCTTTGCACCAGCCCATGTTTTCGACATCGTAGCAAGCGCAGATACCGTAGTCTTTCGGATACCCGTATGCATCCCGAGCCTGTTTCAAAGCTACACCGATTGGGATAAAAACTCTCTTCATCCTTCCACCTCCTCGCAAAATTCTTCGTAGTTGATACCCATAAGGTCGCAGATGCTTTCGTAGCTACTTCCGTTGTGGTACATCGACCAGACTGCCTGACCGTGAACCGTGCCACGCCAGATTTCAATTTCTCGCTCGATTGTGTCGTTTAATTTCAGATTGCTTCTATCTACCATCTTTTCCTCCTTACAAATATGCTGTTACTCTGTTTCCACGACTATCATAAAAAAGGCGACATCCAAGTTCCTCACACGCTATTTCAACAGTCCACGAATCGTCATCCAGTCCCAAGCTCACACTTCCGGTTCTCAGCAATCTCAGCATAAGTTTTGCCGCTTTGAGCTGACCCTTTCGCACCATCATCCGGTGCTTTTCCATCGCTTTGTATCTGCGAATTTTTTGATCCAGATTCTTGTTCATCTCCCTACCTCCTTTATGCCTCTCTGATGCTTTCAATGTACATCGTTCTTTCTGTTCCACCGACACATGCTACGTACTGTTCCTCGTCATCGTCCTCAAAAGTAACGCTTTCCGCATTTGCTTCAAGAACTTCATATCCATTTTCTTCGATTTCTTCTACCAGCTCTTCGATTCTTCCGAACCACTCTCCTGATTCTGCATATGTCTTTACTCTCATTTTTAATTCTTCTGTCATCTTGTTTTTCCTCCCGTTTCCGTTCGTGTTGTTTTCTTGTTTGTTCTCTTGATGGCTTTAATATAGCTCACTACTGTGCGTTTCGTCAAGCGTTATTTTAAAATTTTTTACAAAAAAATTAGAGGTGCTCGAAAGCACCTCTAATCATTAGTTTTACTCATCATCCTCGATAACAGCCAGCTCATATCCAATCGACGCAAGAATATTTTTCAGTTTTCCAAGCCTCGGCTGTTCCTGGTCGAGTGCTTTCTGTAGTGCGTTCTGATCGAACTCTACTTCCTTACCATCTTTTCTGATTATCTCAATATCCCGGCCGACCGCCTGAAGGATCCTCTTAATCGCGTAATAGTTTGTATTCGGCCGCGTCAGTGAATCATATATGGCCTGTTTAGTGACCCCGGACATCTTCGCAACGTCCGTCAAAGAGAGATCCTTTTCTCTCATAAGATTTTTTACGTAGCTGACCATGTCTATATCATTATCCATACTTCCCATAATAGCCACAATTCTCTTTCCCATGTTTCCTCCATTCTACATTTCCGAACACGTATCGGTTCGCATGTCGTAATCGCATCCGGCAGAGTTTTTCTCGCACATTTGACACTGCATGATTCTTGCTCCGCACCGCGGACAGTGTGAAACCAGCCCCCACTCAAAATCCCATACGAAGAGATGCTCGATCTCGCAAAACGGGCAATACCCAGTAGTCAGCGAGTCTTTCAACTCATCCAACTCCTGGGCTGCCCTCATCGCCTGGTTTTTTAAGATCCGGTTTTCGTCACCTTGCCGTCTGATGCGTTTATTTTGCCTTTTCAGGCTTTCTGTACGCTTTCTCAGTCTTTTGATGATGTTCTCGGCCTTTCGAATCATGCCTTTTCGGCCTCCTCGCCATCAAGAACTACTGGCTTGTCTTCGAAAACATACCGTACTCCCGGAATATAGAAAGCTCTCGTGGATTTTCTCATCACGATCAGGCCGAGCTGATGCATCTCGCGCATATACTTTGCGATCGACTGGGTTGATCTAAAGCCCACCCCAGCCATAATCTCCCGCTCGGTCGGCGGGTAGTTGTTCTCCCGCATGTACCGTTTTGAAAACTCCAGGATGTCAATATGCCTCTGATTAATTTTTAACTCTGCTTTTTTCTTTTCTCCCATTGTATCACTCCTCTTCTTCGTCGTCCAGCAATTCTACTTCGCAATCATCATAATGTGTATCAACGCAACTGCTGTTAGTTCTTTCTTTCTCATTTCAACTCACGTCCTTACAGAGGACGACTTCTACCTTCTGTTTACGCTGCATCGAGCCGATAAAAAATGGCGATCCAATCAGGTTCGTATTTCGCTTCGGCTGGATATTCGCCCCGCAATCGATACACGATTTCTTCCAGATCCGGCTCGCCTAATTCTTCCAGTTTGCAGCCATATTTTTTTTCCAGTTCTTCAAGCTCCTCATCCAGGGAAAGAATTTTCTCTTCTGGTTCCGGCTCGGTTTCGCCCATCTCCATTCTTTCACGTATTCTTTCCCAATATTCATCCTCGCCCGGCATTAGCTTTTTGTCGCTTCCTCATACTTTCTCAAAATTTCATCTGTTACCCGTTCCACCTCGGCGTATTCTTTCTCCAGAGCTTCGATTTCCAGATGTTTTTGCTCTCTCTTCGCGTAGAACTCCACGTTGTGCAACTCCGTCTCCCATCGGTTGATGAACTTCTGCACTTCGTGGATATCATCAAACGATCTTTCCACCTCGTAATCATTCCGCCCGGTAACGATCGCGTACTTTGCTTCTTCTCGTGTATCGCCGATGGTAACCAGGAAGAACAGCTCATCTCTCCGGCTCTGATCCATCGGCTCAAACCTTACATCGTCGTAGAGTGGGCCGACCGTCGGCCAGTTATTTTTGAACCACACTCTGTAGTTGTCCAGTACGTAATCGCTAGTTATCCCGCCGAGAATACCCCAGATCTCTTTAAGGCGAACCGGAAGCTCGTCCTCTCCACAAAACCAGTCATACCACCCGGCCGCGATCTGAACGTCCGGGTCGGCAGACTCAAATTCATGAGCGCGGTATCTGCGCTGAAACTCTCGCAATGTCATTTCTTCTGCCATCTTTTTCCTCCCTACAGTTGAACTTTCCAATCATCCGCGATCCGGTAAACGTTGCAGCTATGTCTCTTCATCCATTCGGCAACTCTTTTACTGCTTGTCATCCCTTCGCCATTAAGTCTCAGGCCGTCCAGAAGTAAGCCAAGTTCTGAGCTTCGGTAATCATCGTAATCAATTCCGATTGCCACCAAATCGCTGTCTGAGCTTATTTCCCGATACTCTTTGATGATCGAGTTATATATCTTCCTCGTGCGCTCTGTGTGCTTGAATTTCGCCATCTCCTCGCCTCCCTCCTACTCCTGGTTGCAATAATCAATAAATGCTGTAATTGTCTCGTCCGCCTCACAACGTGTGTAAAATCTCTTTTTGCGATTCTTCTTTCTCCACATCGGCAGCCCGTGCATTTTCCGCTGGTTGTTCGTCAACATCATTGGTTTCATTTTCATTCACATTCACCTTCTGTGCTTTCGATTGTATATCCGCACTCGCTGAAGTTTTCTTCTGCGTATTCCTTGGCTTCCTCCCATGTCGGGAAGTCCTGTGGCATTTCGTCCGCATCTTTTGGAAATACTGTGTGTATCATTTTAACCCTCTTTCTCCGGAGGTTTCGCCGCCTCCGGTCGGCACTATTTAATCAATCCAGAAGTAACTCCTGGCTGATCGTGTACTGTTCCTGGAGCTTTTCAAAAGCTCTTTCAGTTACGGTGTATTCTCTCCAACCAAGCCGATATTGAGCTGATTTTGACAGGTTCTTAGATTCCAGAACTCTGTCAAATGTGATGCCGCGACCTTTCAACTGTAAGGGAGTGATGATGTGGTAATGTCTGCCATAATAGCTCCGTTCTGCTTCGATCTGGCACTTTGGCTTCTGCTCGCCCATTTCTGGAGTGTAGCAGTACAGCCCTGGTTTCTCTGGAATCACTGCCGGCTTTTCTTTCGGTCTTGCATTTTCCAGGCGTCTCGTCCGGATCTGCTCGGTGAGCTTTTCAAACTCTCCCGGATTCAGGAAACCTTTCTCCTGGCATTCTTCTGCGATACCCGCGTAGAATTCCAGAGTGCGGTTGTCATCGCAGATGGCGATGAAATTTTTCAAGTTGCTATAGTCATTGCTTTCGATGATTCCGGTGACTCTCTCCACCGGGAAACTGATAATTGCCATTCTTCCGTCCTCCCTGGTTACCCCAAAATGAATTTTCGCAGGTCTTCGTCGTTGCACTCGTCGTCATCCAGCCACTTGTCAAAGCCTTCTGGATTTCGCTTTTCCAGCTCATCCATGATCCAGTCTCTCAGAACTGGCGCTCCCGGTTCTGTCATTGCCATCTCGGTTGTCAGCTCCCACTGATCCAAGAGCTGCTCGGTCGGGAGCTTCGAAATCAGGCTTCTCGCACTCTTTTCTGCTTCGGTCAATTCTCTATCCAGCATTTTGTATCCCCCTCTCAGTTCATCCGCTCGAGAATCTCTGTCTTTACCAGCATGTAGGATTCGCATTCCTCTTCTGTCATCTCCAGGATGTTCTTCCCGGCATAATGCCCGAAGCATTTAAGCAGCTCCTCTGCGTCCATTCCGATCAGGACTGTGATTTTTTTCTCTGTTGTCATGGATCCGGTCGAGCTTTTCTGTTCTGGTTCCGGTTCTTCTGCGTCGATCAGCTCAATCTTCTCCATGAGCGTTCTCCAGTAGAACAGTCTTCCGTCAATCGTCACAAGGAATTCCTTGCGCAGATTGCTGCATTCTTCTTCCAGGACGTATGTTTTACAATCCGTCACTGTTCCGTCGACGTATTCGCAAGTGCTTTCTCCCTGCTCTGCGTTTTTCTCCAGGTAAGCGACGAACTCCTTAACCGTGAGTTTGTCCATGAGCGCCTCTGTGCTTCTCATGAAGCTCGTTCTGTATCTGTTATCCTGAACGTTTTTGTATTCCATGGTGTTTCCTCCTGTCTCGTAAGTGTTTCTTGTTTGTTGTTCTCTTGATGGCTTTAATATAGCTCACCATCATGCGTTCTGTCAAGCGTTATTTTCTGTTTTTCAAAAAAAGTTTTTCCGCGTAACTGTTACAGTAAATCGCAAGAGAGAAAAGAAAGAACCAAAGAAAAGAGAGAATCTTTTTTTCAAAACCTTAAAAGATTGAAAAGAATTAAAAAACATATATATGCTCGATTTTTTACAGTAACAGTTACGGTAAGAGTTACTGTAAGAGTCACAGTAACAGTTACAAAGTAGCGTTTTTGGCGTTTTACATTATATAAGAAGAAAGACCGGATTTTTGACGTTTTGTCTCATTTTACGTATATATTTATTCTCATAAACAGTAGCATTTTGATGGTGTATCAAAGTGCTTCAAAACACTCCAAAAATGTTACGCGTAAATTTACTGTAAGAGTTACGTAAAACGCACTAAACGACGTTTTTTCCACACTGTCCACAGAGCATTGTGGAAAATGTACGTTCTGGATGCTTTGAATGCAGCGTTTTGTATAACTGTGTATGATTAGACTGATTTTTCGGTCTTGCTTTCCAATCGAAACGCCTGGAAATGCCTCTGGAATGCCTCAGATTGCCTTTTGAGCTTTTGATGATAATTGGTTCATGGGATTTGTTTTTGCCAGAATGTGAAATAATGCACAACTAATGGATTGCGTTATTTATGCAATGTTCCTATTGACAGATTTTAGAGATGCTGAGTTGATTTCTTCTAAAAATTTAGTAAAAGCATGATCTTCCTGGTCAAATTTGACCGGGAAATCTTTTTGCCAAATTTGGAAAAAAGTAAAATCTTCCTTCCCAATTTTGGGAAGGAAAACTATTTTTCCAATTTTGGAAAAATTAAAAGTTCCTCGCCAAATTTGACGAGGAAGAAAAATTTTACGCCAGATTTGGTGAAAAGTCAGTAATAGAAAAAGCCCCCACCATTCCGGCGGGAGCCTCGCATTTAAAATTTGTATTTCCCAAGGTGCCGACTTTCCGACACCCTGGATCTTATTTGTTATCCAAATACTTTCTTCCGCTTGATCGCATAGTCGAAATTTTTAAGAGCCTGTTCATAGAACCGATCAGAAGCCGCGATTACGTGCAGTGTGGATGCTTCCTTGTTCCCGGTTTCCGTCCGGTAGACCGTCAGGTAGCTGTTAAGGTTTGTATCGCAATCCTCTGCGATGGTATCGTACAGAAAGTGGAGCGTCATATTTCGCTTTAATCCGTGTAATTCCTGTACTTCCGTAACCAGCTCGTTGAGTTTTGCCAGCCGCTCTTTGACAAGATCTTTATTCGGGTTGAATGGATTTGTCGCTGTACTCTGAACCGGTTCCCGGGACTCGATCTGCGGTGTCTGCGTCTCCATGAGAGAAAGCATCTTCTGATTGAACTCTGCCTGCTGCCGGATGAACTGAGCCAGCGTCTTTTCCACGGATCCGGTCTGTTTGTACTTCTTCTCGACCTCGATGAAATATCGGCGGACTTGCTTGCCTTTTTCGTTTCTCTCCAACATAGCCATTTCTTTTGCGGTGTCCAGTTTGATGATGTATTCTTCTTTCTGGCGGCCTCTTTGATCTTTCGCCAAATTCGGTAGAAAGCACACCTGATAGTCTTCGTTCTGAATAGCGTCGCATTCTCTGAGGCGTCTTTTTATCCATTGTGTAAAAGCAGTTTTTGTTTCCAGCGCATTGTACAAGTCAATTCCCTTGACAATATACTCTCCTGTTTCTGTGCGGTATGCAGGAACTATTTCACGTTCTTTTTCGTCACAGATCAATTTTACCAAATTTGGTAAAATTAATTTTTCTTCTCTGCTCATCCAAAACGCCTCCCGTTAATCATGCTGAGATCATCTTCGATCCGGGAGAGTTCTTCGAGGATCAGCTTTAAGTTGCAATACATGTTCGTAACGAACGCATCCTCATCTTTGGTTCCGGCGGCCGCAGCCACATTCTCAAGTGCACCTTTTGCAGTGCTGAATCTTTCCAAAACATCGCCTAATTTTGTCATATTGGAAAATTCCTCCTTTTTTTACTTGAAGGAACCCGTCGCTTGTGTTATAATTTCAGCGAATGAAGGGCTGGAGGGTTCCTTCTGAAGAGACCCCTTCATTCTCGCGTACAGGCTGGTTGCTGATCCCGTCCATGAGAGGCAACCAGCTATTTTTTTTGCGCTTTTTCCTGGTGCTCACGCTCCAGCTTTTCTTTGATAGCCTCTCTGATAAACTCGGCCTTTTTGGTATTATGTTCTTCACAATATTTCAACAGGCTGCCGTGCATATCTTCATCCACGCGGACTTTGATATCATAGCATTTTAATTTTCCAATGATCGGCCGTCCCATTTTCTTATGCGTGTAGTCATTCGTGATTCCCACCTCCTTTTGAGTTCCTTAACTACAACTTTATTTTATACTTATGAGTTCCGTATGTCAAGCGTTTTCAGAAAATTCAAAAAATATTTTTTCATGTTCCGCCAACTTTTCGCTTGTCAAACTGTGTTTTCTGTGATACTCTTTAAAAGACCTTTCACTTCTTGTCTCATATAACAAATTGAGAGGTCTCCCTCGATGGGCGGCATTGTTTCCTTCGACATCGGCCGCCCATCACTCAACAAAAAATAAAGGAGTCTACAGCGATGTAGGCTCCTTTTTGCTACGCAAATAAAAAAGCCCCAGGTATCCGAAGATACCCAGGGCAAAGTGGCGTATAAATTGCATGTATGGAATTGCACCGGATTTCTCCGGTAAGAAAGTCTTTTTGCGTGGTTTGCGGGTTACTTCTGACCGGTTGCGTTTCAGGATCG